CAGGTCTAATAAAAGGCAAGGCGACATCCGTGAGATCTTTCATCGCCTTAATGCCATAGACAAAGAATTAGTAAGGCTTGATTCAGTTAGACCAAGAAATTGGAGAGGATAATAAAGACTAGAAAACCCTTAGAATCCTCTACAACTCTAAGGGTTTAATAGCTATCCAATAACCAAAAAGTTAATGCTTGCAGGTGAGGGTGAAGTACAAAAATATTTTAACCATTTTTATGAAAATTACCAATGAAAAAATTATTCTTCAACAGCGAGCGAGGGAAACGCTTTACCCTCTGGGTACTTGAGTCTGCTACAGAACAAAGTAACAACAGTCTTACTTCAGAAGACGTTGACTTTATAGAAGCTAGACTATGGCCTAATCGAACGCTAAAACTTCAATGAGCATGTATAAGACAGATTGGTTAGAAGAGGATCGTCAAAGAGTATTAAATATGGAACGCTGGTACATTCTTGACGGCAGACATAGATATGATCATCCTCAACATGGTTTATATACTGGATTAGCAGCTAAAGGAGCAGATCTTGATAGCTTTGACGGAATTGTGTGATTGCTCTCATTGCAAAGAACTAAGAAGGCAACAAGCTAGGCATGGAAAGTGGCAAGAATTATTGCTACATATAAATAAAAACAATGAAAGAAGCAGAAATTCCTCTTGATTTTTCTTTTGTTTTTGAGCTTGCTGAATTGCCTAGCCTTGAAGATGAATTACATCTAGAAAAAGAAATTAGATCTATCAAGGCTTCAGACGATATTGAAGGTATAAAAAAATATGCTGAAGAGACTGCTAGACAGAATTATCAGCAAAGTATTTTTATTGCTGGCTGTCTAACTAGGATTGCAAAATTACAAACAATGGTTGTTGAGCAGCAAGCTGTAATAGCACAAAAAAAGCTTACGTTGCTTCAAAAAATATTAAAGTTACAATAAGTTTGGAGTCCTGATGATGCTCCACTTCGAGAAGACAAGACCTCTTGCATCAGATCCCCAGTGCAAGAGGTTTTGTTGTCTATGCAGACTGTTCAAATTTAGCGTTTCGTCCAGATCCTATCCACTTTATTTCTTGATCTGAAACAGGAACTTCAGGTTGTTGAATTGAGTACCAACGATGCTCACAAAGAGGACACCACCTACGCCTGATTGTAACTTTGTCAGATGTGCGTTTAGTCAATACAACCCTTGTCCTAGCGTTGGCACACTTAGGACAGTCTGCTTGAATTTTATTGATCATTTATGGAGCTGGAACGAGTATGTGTTGTGCGTGTTCTGATGTCCTACCGTCAGGCCATTTAACTGTGTAGTAACAACTTGGACGTTTTCTGCTATTAAATTTTTCCTTCATTTCTACAACTGTTCCAGCAGTAGAGTCTATTGCTAAAAAAACTCCTGTGTTCCTTTTTTTATTAACACGATCATTAATTTTGAACCTCGGTGTTGCTGGCATTAGTTTTTTGTAAGTAAATTTGTACGAGTTTTTTCTTGCTGTAATGGGTTGTTGTCCCAGCTAGTAATCTTAATTCTCTTGCTGTACGAGTTTCAAGGAATCTTGCAAAACCTTGATATGGTTTAGGACTTCTATAAACAAAGAAGGAACCAATCCAGTTTAAAATTCCCATTTATTCATTTTATTTCGTTGTTAATTTTATCTGGAAATCCTCCTGAAAATTGTATTGTGTAATCTTTAAGATCACTCCAACTCCTTCCTTCCACTCCTTCTATATTAAGTGAGCCATCACTAAAGACAGGAACTAAAGTAACGCATATTTCAGTAAGTGCAAAACCTATTAGTTGACCTTTTTCATTACCCCAGTCAGGTTCTAGATCAACATAAAAATCATAAATACGATAAGTTATTTCTTTCCCTTCTTTAGTTTTTTTAAAAACAAATGCTCCTTTTAAGGAATCAAGTGTTAAAGCGGATTCATCGTGAAGTTTCATTTTACAATTCTTTTTTCCAAAGGATAGAAGCTGTTGGATAAGTTGCTTTTAGTTTGTTAAAAGCCTCTTCTTTAGTTATACCCCATGCTCTGATTTTCATTCCTTGTCTTTTAGGTTCACAAACCCAAAACAAGTGAAGTTTAGGCATCGGTTTAGGTTCGCTTGCTGTAACAGATGTGAAGTAGGTCATGATTGTTTGTCGTTTTGAGTTTGCTTTCTGCTATCTAATCGTCTTTGTATTCCAGCTTGCCATTCATTTTTATCTTTTTGTTCTAACTCTTCATATTGTTTTGGAGATGCAATGCCTTTTACAAAGTCAAAGACAAGACTTTTAGTAAAAGCAGTTACTTGTTGCTCCAGTTCATTTTCGACATATTTGACATAAAAATCACCTTTGGCAGCAGGTAATAAAATCTGCAATATGTATTTCCCATCTTCTCTAGGGGTTAAATGTGTTGGCATGGATTATGTGTCTCAATTGTTTCTAGTATATTAGATTAGAAACAAGATTAATCCCACTCAACTTCATCTGCTAAACGTGCCAAAGTATGCAAAGAGTTAAGACTGTCTACTTTTCTTTGAATTTGAGCTGATTTGATTTGATTGCCAAAAGATTCAGCTTGCTCAGTCAAAGTTAATTTGTGGCAATGCTCAATACGTTCACAAGGATCGTTTTCAAGATCTTTTGTAGCTCTAGCAAACTTACCTCCAGTAATAACGGCAGTTAATTGACTTAAAGCTTTGTAGACCTCTGGTTTTGTTGTTGGACTATTCATCCTTTTGCCTCCATTTTTTGTTGCCAAGCTCGATCTGATATTTCTCTGGCTGTATAACCATAAGAATCAGAGATTTCTTCATCACTAGGTTCGTAATCAAATTGCTTGTCAGCTTCAGTTACATATTCATCAATGATGTCATGTACAAAAGAAAACTCTTGGTTAGGTTCATAGCGATCTTTGTCTTCTTGATTTAATTCATCAAGTTCTTCTGTTATGTCTTGCACCCTTACGCAAGGACAAACCCATCGTTTGTTATCCGCTAGAGCAGAAACAACTGTTGCTAGTGTTTGACGCAGCTCTCTCACATGAACATGAGGATTGTGCTTAAGGAATACTTCTGTTTGAACGCTATGGTTAATAGCTTGATTACAGGTTTTGATTAAAGTTTCTATTTTTTCAAATTCAATTGAAACTTTAGGAGAATAAGATTTGGTGGTTTTCATTGGTTTAGGGAAGGGTCATATAAATGACCCTGTATTGGTTTAGAAATCAGGTTGAGTATTCCTTTCGATTTTTCTAGGATTGATATTGCCAAAGCAACCATATCCATCGTTTGAATCTCTACCTTTGCCATTCAAATAGACAACAGGTTTTTTCTCCTCTCCATTTTCTTTGCTCCAAACTTTACCTTGCTTGTGCTTAGAAGTATCAGCTTCTAATGCCATTAACAAATCAATAAGGCCAGGAATTGATTCAACAGCAATTGCAAGACCCATTGTTTTAGGGAATTTATCTGCATCGTCAAAAGTGTTGTCACCTACAGACCATTTAATAGGGAAAGGAAAAGCAGGAACGAAGTTAGAAAAGTCAGCCATAGTAATTGAAATGGTTAATTAGTTTACTTGTTTTGATGTCGTTTTTTAGAGACTCGACATTACATTTACGTCTGTTTGAAAGTTGTGTAAGAACTGCTTTTGCAGCGTGATCAACAGCTTCAGGTGTCATCAAGGAGAATCACTTTTTATGTCTTCTATGATGGCCTTGACATCGTCGATGTGCTGCTCAGTTTTAATAAGTTCAAACAATCCTTTGTTTCCTACAATGTTTGATTTAGGAAAACGTAAGGCTTTGAACTGCGTTAAGGCTTCACTCCTTAAATTAGGAGCTAAATCCCTTAATTCTTGCTCCAAATTAAGAAGTGGTAAATACTGCTCAGGAGGTGTAGATGTTGAAGCTTTGCCAGTAATCATTTCATTAGCAAGCTTTTTTGCATTAGCACCTCTTTGAGGAGAGCGAGCAATTTCTTTCTTTACAGCAACAGGAGCAGATCCTTCAGCGTCATCGTCATCACCTGCTAATCCATAAATGGCTAACAATGAATAACGTCTTGCGTAAGTAATAGCTGACCCTAAAGCTTGCATGATGTTCCCTCTATTAGGAACTAGATCAGGAAAAGGTAGGTTGCTTTCAATAACTGTGTTGTAAGTATCGTCTTCACCAGTAAAAAGCAATCTGGTTTTTAATACGGTTACAACCTTTTCACCAACAACAATATGCTCAAAAGTCTGAGTATGAGATAGACCTAAATGAGTAGCTGGTTGAACTGCATTCAATCCACCAGCAAGAGTTGTGTAAGTACCGTAGTTAGCTTTGCCATCTTTACCTGCTGCATGATGTTCCATTTGGAACCTTGCTAATGCTTCTTCAATAGTTTTTGGATGTGAAGACTTTGAATCAGTCTTGGGTTTTGATTGGTTTGGCATTGTTCGTGCGCTTGTACTTTAAAAGTCTAACCTATTAGATTAGAATGGTCAATGAAGTGTTCTTATTATTATTTTTGCTCCTTGGTGTTCTCCTTCTACGCAGTACCTTTTCATGTTTTTATTTTGCACAACCAAAGAATCATCTTTCAAAACACTCCCTCCACTACTTTGAGATAGTGCGTCATATGTAGCTCTTTCCAGTTTTTCAATATCACCTTTTCCTTTACTTGTTACAAATACAGGAGCAGAAGGTTTCAACTTCTTAGCATTCTTTCCTGTTCCGTAATGGCTTTTAGGTCTAGCAAATGAAAATATAATTTCTACTTCTACAGCTTGATCAATAATTTCTCCATCGTAATGATTTAATGCTGCTTCTTTTACATCTTGTCTCCAAGGTTTTACACGTTTACTATTTTCAATCATGATCCCATTCCCAACGTGTCTTTTACTACCTTGAGGAGCAGGGATTCCTATTACAGGAATAAAAATTTCATTCATTAAATAAAGAGAACGCCTTGAGGACTTGCTTCATAAGAAGCGTCATACCTCTTGTTATCACCTTTAGGATAAGCTTCAACCTTATAAGCTAGATTTTTCAACATTTCTTTTTTATCTTTTTTTGTCCCAATTAAATAAAAATATCTATGTTTCCTTGGCCTATCCTCTAGATATAAATTGTCACCATAAATTATTTTAAGTTTATTAATTTTGCCTTTTTCTAATCCTCTACCAGCATGATCCATTACAGATGCACTATGTAAATGTTCCATTCCTTTAATTTTGTAATCAGTACGTTTTGCAGATAATCCTGTATATATAAAATTACAAGCTTGATATATATATCCATGATGATTTAATGATGTATCAGCGTAACTAACTACTACAACTGGTGAAGGAAGTTGTTTTAATGTTTTTGAAACAAAAAAACTTAATGAATTTTTTGGAAGATTATTATTAACTACTAATCTGTTTAATTCAAGAAAATTATCTTGATAATGACCGTTAAAAGCGTGTTTGATTAATGTATGAGCAACTGGTCTACCGTAAGAACAAACACCAAGAAGTAAATTGTTTTCATATAAGCCAAAAGCATAAGAAATAGAAGGGATTCGTTTTGCATAGTGCTTATGTAAAAACCATTCTTTGCATTCATGATTCTTAATTTTTAAAACTGTATATTTGCCATTCATTAGAAAGGAATCTCCTGTTTTTCTTCAAATATTTTCCATGCTTTATGCCAAGCATCTAGGCATTCATTAACAGGTTGATCATCACCAATTGTTGTTTTTTTAGGTTTTGCCCAAACTGTTTTACACACATCAACTTCTAATCCATGATGTATTTGTAGTGCTTCTACATAGCTCCCAAGTTGTGCATGAGTAGAATACGTTCTGCCTGATTTGCTTTGAGATTTAAGGTCAATCAACATTAATCTTTTTGATTCATGGTCGTAACCCAAAAGATCTAATTGACCTCCAACAGACTTCTTAAGATTACAGAGCATATATTCAACACACCAAGGTTCAAAGTTCTTCCAAAAAGGATTACTTAGCAATGGTTCAATCCATTCACTATATATCCCAAATTCAGGTTCAGGATCACCCAGCATTTTTTGCTCTAATCCATAATGAACAGCTTTTCCTCTTGCCTCCCATCCATCAGGCCCATATCGATAGCGTTCAATATTGGCTAAAGCTTCTGGTGTTTTGTTATTACATACCTGAGTTGTTGAATATAAGAGAGCCTCGTTTGTAGGCTCCCATATATATTTATGATCAGGTTCTTTCCGATATATCGGTAAAGGATCAAGCCAAACAGAAGACCAAGGATCTTTACGTTTTAAAGCTTGAACGTGTATCCACTTTGCAAAAGGATTCATTGGTTTAGTTGGACACGATTTATAATAATTTGTTCTATTTCATCTTCTTCATCAGTAAGAATTAGACAAGGCCAATTATGTTCGTTTTTTTCACCTTTGGTTTTTTCTTCAAGTTGTTTTGCGTCAATAGGAAAGACTGCTCTTGTCTCTTGACCTACGGCATAACAATGCATTCCTATACATGACTTTTTACCTTCGGGTAAATGAGCAAAAGCCTTTTCTGGATATACATCTAATTCGCCTTTGTAATAACCTCGACAAAAATGATGTCCTTGTATACGTGCAAAAATCTTTAAGTCTTTTAGTAAGTATTCTTTTCTTAATGCACCAACTTCTGGATGCATTCGACCTGTCTTAGGTTTTTTGTTAGGGCTAATAATAGTTTCAAAACCTAAATAAGAGTCCTCATCGTTTTTAAATCCTTTTGCTTTTTTCATTGTTGATGCTCCTTAATTTGTGCAAGTAGTTTTAAATATTTAGTTTTGGATTTGACGTATTCACCTAAAGCAAGATCTTTTTCAATTGGATCTTGATCAGTTAAATTTTTCCATTTGTTTCTGAGTTCATCAGATTCTTGTTTTTGATATAAAGCATTGAGCTTTATTTTTTTAAAATCGTTTTTCATTGGTTTAGTTCGTTGGGAAATCTTTAGGGTCAACGACCTCTACAGATTCAGTGATTTCAGGAGGAGGATTCTCCCTTGCTAGGTTTTTAAATCGAACACCTGTATACCCTCTCGGATGTATATCAAGATGTTTGTTTGCTAAGTCGATGTTGTACTGACAACCTGCACTAATTTGATCTAAATCCTCTATTTCCCACATAGGTTTTTTAGGGTTAGCAGGATTAGGAGTATGTAATCCTTTTTTAAGTCTGAGAGTGACTGAGCGAAGATTGCTAAATAGTGATTCCATTTTGATAACTCTTGATTGGTGCTTCTAATTTTTTATTCAATAAAACAAGAACAAATCGTTCTTCTACTGAATAAGGGTTAGTTATTGTGTACTTCCATTTCTTACTCATGATTTGATCTTTAAGTTTTTGGCATTCACTTAAGGAGTAAGAATCGATCAGTTTTAACCATTTAGACCTGAATTGAGGAGAGGTTGTTTTGCGTTTAGGAATTTTTACGCCATTCACTTGTTTCATTCAACAAATCCTCCATCTTTCCAGAGTCTTTGAGCAGGATGACCTGTTACAGGTTCCTTGTCAGCCTTCTGTGGTCTTCCAAAGGCTTCGTAGTTCTTCAAGGTAATACTTTGCCATTTATTCGCTATGCCCTCTTCTAGCTGATCTAAGACGGCACTCTGACCATGATTTGTATATATCCCTGCTAAACCTTTAGGCCCGATTAAAAGTTTAAAAGCATCTTCTGTATGAAATCCCTTTTTTACTGCCCAGAACTTAACGATTAAATCTTTACAAAACTCAAGTGATTTAGGAATGTGATTTTCTCTAAAAATCCATTTTTTTGTTTTTTCCTTATTTATTATATTATCTACTTTACTAGTATAGAAAACCTTCCTTTCTTTCTCTTTTTTCTCTTTGTGTCGGTCGGTTTTCATTGTATCATACGTTGTCAAGTGCCCATATTTTGTTTCTATGCCAAGGAGTGTCATGTCATGCACAAACCCTTTGACTGTATGCCATTCAGACATATATAGCTTGCAAAATTCGATTAGTTTCTTCGACATATCAACTGATTGAGTTTCCATAATACAGGTCAGTTACAGTTCAATAGGGTAGGTGATGACATGTAATCTACATGTAAGAGATATATGTGTCAAATCAGGATTGTAATAATTCGCATTCATGATTTTACCTCTGTGGTAACGCCTGAAAGGGATACCAACTTTGCTTGTTTTTTAGCCTCCTCTTTTTTATTCTTTTCTTGGTATTTATTCCATTCTTCCCTCCCCTTTGCACGTTCTTTCCATTCCTTATCCCAAATATCTGCTCTATCCTTCTCAGCTTTTATTCTTTTATCTTCTGCTATAACCAACTTCCTAGCGTGTTCTATTCCTGCCTTCTGCATGAAATCAGCATTGGCATTAGCTATTGAATGCCATATCTCAAAGCAGTCACCTGTCATCTTTCTGCATTCATCATCTTCCTCCCCATTCCATTCTTTATTCTCAGATTCATAGCTACTTT